CTGATAGCAACAGCGCCATAAGCTTGATACATGTTTCTAATTTTGTTGGTAGACTTTCCTTTGCTTCTACGCAATTTGCCTCCATAACTAGTAGACATTATTGGAGTTACTTTTGTTTTTTCTTGGTCAAACAAATGCAATTCTTCTTTGTGTCTCTTAAATTGAGAAGCACGATTTCCATAATGTCCTCCAATCATTGCTCCCGGAACATTCATGGTAATATATCCTAACGCAGCGCCTGAGGCAGTAGCTACCATATCAGTGCCATATTGACCCCAGGTACGCTTCTCGCCTGGATTAACCGGAGTCATCCCATAAACACCAGCATCAGTATATTTCTTAACTTCCTCACTAACTTTTCGTCTTTTCTTCTTACGATCAATATCTTTTTGCTTACGTTTCATTTTTATTAAGTTAACTATCTTCCCCCTTCCCTAACCTTAAATCCCTAACCTTAACGTCGTTTTTTTCGGTACGTATACGCGTATCCTTTGTTATAGGTCGGTGGCACCCATCTTTTAAACCCGATAATACTGCGTTTTCTATGATAGCCAACACTGGTGTTTCTACGGACTTTTCGTGCTGCAACACGTCCTTTTGCTCTTCTAGCTGCGGCTTTAAATTTGGGGATAGCTCGTGACATTCCTCTTGCTGCGTTTCCTCTTCTGGCTTTATAATAATTTGATAATTTTTGCATAATATTCGCACGCACAGCATACTTGCGAGGAAACTTATAACGCTTACCAATGGAACGGCGGAAGAGTGCATTATTCATTCTTTACTTTTTTTATTCTAACTCTTCAACAGTCATTCTACGCATTAAAGCATCAACAGTGTCTTGGTCTACATCAGGATACCACTGGCTCGGTCGTAGATTGGAGGTGATCCAGACGATCTTTGCAAGCAGAGGTTTGGAAGATCCTTTGATCTCCACTCTAACTGGGTACCTATCGAGCCATCGAAGCAAATGGGCAATATCAATACCTCCTCGAAATTCATCGATAACAACATGTTCTTCAGATTGGTAACCATCCCAAAACTTGGAGCGAGGATCTTTACAGTAAGCTTCCAGACCCGCTTCATCCCAAGCTCGTCGAGATTTTCCAGTTCCTGTTTTCCCCCAAAACACTCGACATTCTCTTTCCATTCCGATACATCTTGAATAATCTGAACCAATGGCTCGAATCGTCCGATAATTGACCACACGAACGTTCGCCGGTATGGCCGATAAATCTCCGGACTGGGCGGAGGTCCAAACTGCTTCCCATTCCACACTGGAGTTTCGTGAGAAAGGTTTAGCCCCAAGTTCAAATTGCGTGCCTATCTATTAATAAAATACAAGACATACCTTCCACTCTCGTGTCTTCTTTTTGTACGTATTTGCTGGCAGCGTCGCTTCGTGACAGTTCTGCGTGAACATGTCCTCCGAAAACAGTCTTGACTCCTGCAAGGGATTGCTTTCTCTTGAAGGCGACAAGGACTTGCCAGTGGAGGTAGCCTGTTCCTTCACCTCTTTCGAGTTGTCCAACAATAAATTGACAGTCTTTAGGTAGATAGGGGAGGAAGTCATGTTGAGGGATAGTTAATAGCCAGAAGATTCCTTGGCGTCTTGACATAAGTACTTGTTAAATCTTTTGACTATTTATATTAAATTCATTTACTGCCACATCACCTTCCAAATATGGAAAAGATCTGGAACATTCTTTATTAACTTAATCCCTCACTGAGAATTGAGAACCGCGATTAGTAAGTAATACTGGGGGAGCGATTCTCACTCCGTGCTTACTAATCATGGGTTCTCTTATGCTCCGAAATTATTCTGTTCCGCCGCATTGTAATACGGTTGCATATTCGGGGCTTTCATTGTTGTAAGTTTACAACCAACAGTAAACTGAGTTTCATAAGAAACAGATATTAAATTAGCGCTACCACTATTTAATTCCTCCTCCAGAAACGCCATCTGCGTAATTCCAGGGGCTTTGCTTAGAATTAGGCCTTCAGCAGTAACGCGCCAACGTTGCAATAAATTATTAATTGGACCTTCCCATGTTTTAGAAGCTTCCATATCTTTCAAAACACCGGGCGCCAACCGACAATAACTTGACTTCGTTACGTTATTAAACGAACTACGTACAGGCGGTTCAGACCAGGCACCTGGATCACTACCTCCTAGTTGACCTTTTCTAAATAGTATAGAACCACTAGAATAAGAAGTATTCAACGAAATAGGACTAATTTCTTTTGTCCTAGGCATTCCGCTAAATTCAAATACAGGCCCTTTCAATGGCTGTGCATCAACCTGTGTACTTTCAGCAGAACCAGTAGCAGATTTAGTTCTATTCTGAATAACAGTATGAGCGTTGCAAGTAATATGAAGTCGTTGCTGTCTCATAATCAATTGACCTTGAACACGGTCACCGCCAGCGTCACTCATTAGCATAATTCTTTCCAACATAGACGGATTTTGTTGAGTAATGGCACCTTGAATAACTAAATTCAATCCACTGCCAGCATATATACTTTCCAACGTAGCATCACCAGGAATAACGTAAGATCCATTGGTTAAACTGCCGTCAGCATCTTGTAAAACCCAAATGACTTTAAATCCACTAGAGTCACCGACACTAACCATTCGAACTTCTTCAATAGGTGTTTGAACAATAATTCCACTTTGTAAAAAAAGCTTCCTTAATATAGCATAACCAATTACTCTTTGAATACTTTCCTGGTTCCAAGTAATATGACCAACACCAACTACGTCTGGATCAGTAACGCGACCATAACTCTCGCTGATAGCAACAGCGCCATAAGCTTGATACATGTTTCTAATTTTGTTGGTAGACTTTCCTTTGCTTCTACGCAATTTGCCTCCATAACTAGTAGACATTATTGGAGTTACTTTTGTTTTTTCT